CTGGTATACACATTTATTCAAGGCAGCTCGACGTTGCGCCACACGTGCACTCAGCCTCGTGTTTCGTTTTCCATCCGCCCTTTTTCGTACGAAATCTCACTCGCTCTTGGTGATTGTAACGACGGTGTCTGGGCATGCAGCACCCGAGAGGGACTTCGTGACGAGGATGCAGCTGTGGGGCTTGTAGTTGAGCGGATTCTGGTCGCTGTGGTCGGACACAATCTTGACATGGGCCTTCTCCTTGGGGTTGTTCGGGAAGGCCGGGCGCGGGTCCGGCATCGAGAGGGCGAGGCCCCTCTGCATTTCTGCACAGGCGGCCTCCGCCAACTCGTAGCGGGAACCACATCCCACGTAGGGGACGCCACCGTCTGGGTCGGGGGGGCCCGCGGACTGGGGCAGGTACAGGATCGTGCCATCGGCCTCGTAGCCAATGAGGTCAATGGCCGAGAGCTCAGCAGCCAGGTTCCACAGGGGGGAGATCTCCCCCCTGAGGAACCCCGGCAGAGAGCTCCCTCCCTCCGCGGCGAGGAGCGCGCGGGCATGCCTTTCGGCAGACCCGGGCGGGGGGCCCCCTAAACGGGGGACCCCCGAACCTCCAAGCCGCAGGGGGAGGCCCTGTACCAGCCCCAGCCGGTCCGCCAACCGGAGGACCTGGGGCTCCCGGGCCCGCATGTAGCGGGCGAGGGAGTCCGAGGCCGCCGGGTTGGCGGACCAAGTGGCGTCGCACGCCAGGAGGACCCGAACGTCTCGGGGGACCATAAGGTCCCCCGGGGCGTCGAGCCCTCGGAGAGGCTCGGAGGCCTCGGGTCGGACCAGGCCGCGGAGCGGGAGGACCCCTATACGGGATCCCCCGCAGACGCGGCCGGCCTCGACCCGGAGCTCGAAGAGCCTCTCCAGGAAGACGCACCGGGCGGGGGCCTCTAGGCCCCTGACCACCGCGTGCTTCCCTGGCGACGGCGACCCGCCCGAACTGCGGACCAACTGCGCGTAGCGCAGTTCGACCGCAGCGTCGACGGCGCCCAGGCCGTCATCCCCGCAAACCGCAAAGCGGTTCCGGAGGAAGGCGTGCCTGAGCGACTGGCGGGACTCCAGTGCGTGGGAGGCGACCGCCTCGTTCCACCAAAACAGGTGGACGAGGCTAAGCAGCCCCCACGACACGGGGAGCCCCATCAGTACCCCCCCGAGGCTATCAACCTCGGGGAGGCCCGTCTCGGGCGGGTAGCTGACCCGCTGGGGCCCTATACAGAGCCTCAGCGCGGCCAGCTCCACAGGAGCGAACCTTCCGGACTCCGCCAGACCCTCCACCATGGCCTCCAAGAGGTCACGAGGGAGAAGGTCGGTCGCCCGCTGGAGGTCAGTGGAGACGAGAGCCTCCACCGACCCACCCAGCAGGCCGCCAACCACGGCCTCGTCGGTCACCCCAATAAGGGGTGACCGGGAGGCCGGGTCCCGGCGGAGCCCGGCGAGGATTCGCTTCCGCGCCACGTGACCGGCCAGGTGCAGGAACGTGGGGCTCTTGGTAACGACGCGCACCTTCAACCCCCGCTCCCGGATAAACAGGGCCTGGGCCCTCGGCGGTTCCCCGCCTAGGGCCTCAGCCCCGTCCCGGAAGTGGAGGAGGAAGGACGCATC